TATTATGCCAAAGGGTACAGGATATGGTTCTTTTGAGGACACTTTTGGTTCTCAGGATGAGCAACTTCACAACTCTTCTTCTTCATTTAACATGTGGGATATGAGTCAGAAGGCTAAGAAAGCCGCATCTTATTTGCGGAACACTAATTTGGGCAACGCCGCACACGGTGGTCGTCCTTTCGGAAAGTAGGTTGAGATGCCACATCAGTTGGATGGTAAAAAAATGAAGGTGCCTAAAGCCTCTAAGGTTTTAGTGGACACTGCTTCTCAGGGTGGGAACCAAGGTTCTCTCACTGGTGACGCTATGTTACGAATGAGTAACGGAATGCGCGCTAAGTTTGACGAGAACGACTAATGGGTCGTAAGAAGCCTCGTCCAAGATATTAATCTAATAAAGGAAAAAATTTGAAGAACATATTTGATGTGTTAGAACGTGCTGGGTGGACTTTCGCTCAAGCGTTCCTAGGTGTTTTCGTTGTTGCTGACTTGTCGTCAGTGAAGGGTGCAGGTGTTGCTGGTTTAGCAGCGGCTGTGTCTGTTCTTAAAACCATCGTTAAAGACAAAGTAGCGAAATAGTATGGAAGCCGACCTTGAGGCTAAGTGGGATGAGTTCATGGAGGTTGAAGGGTTCGCTCTTCAGAAAGATATTTATGATCACCTTCAGGACACTGCCCATTTGTTTGACATCAAGGACGGTATTCATGCTAAGTGGTCACCAGATGGTGTTCTAGGTTTACTCCTTGTGTTTCACGAGGAGGAGGCTGAACTGTTGCTCGCCGCTTTTGAAGCGGCTTTAGATGGTGTTGATGAAGCAGGTGAAGCGTTCGCTGTTTGGACTACTTCTTTGATGGGGTTGTTGCGAATGTCTATGGCTCCCAATTGGGAAGAGTAGTTACCTTTTAAGCCATTCTTGAACAAGTTCTGATTCTATTAATCCAGTCATCAGTTCACGTCTAATCTTGTCACGTCTACGGGCTAGTGACGTTTTGGGTATGCCTAGTATGCGTCCTGCTGCTCTGAGTGATAGGCGTTCAACTATTAGTGCGTTGAATATCCATCTGTCTTCTGGTGACAGGTCGTCGATTGCTTGACCTATGAGTTCTTTCAGGTGAGCGGTTGCTTCTAAGGATGGGGTCCACGAGTCTTGGAACGGTGCTAGTTCCATTAATGCTTGTGTGTCTGTCATAGGTCTTTGTTTGTATAAAACTTTGTTGTTTGATGCAAACACCCATTCTTCAGTCGGGAATTCTTTCTTCTTGCCCATCAGCCTTCCAAGTGGTTACACTATGTAAACGGTTGGCTGCTATAACTCTGGTGTTCTCTGGGTCGTAACCTGATGGTCCTCCCAGTTCCCATCCTTCGTCGTGGTCTATCCAGCCTAGCATTTCGACTGTGCGAAATTCGTCGGGTACTGGTCTGACTACAAACAGGACAAGTCCTTTTCCTAGTTGCCTGCGGCGTACCGCCGCGTTGTTAGATGTTCTAACTCTTCTTACTTCTATGTTGAAACCTACGTCTGCACGATTTTTGTTTTCTACGTGGCGGTTACCTGCCCAGACGTGACCACCCCAGTATTGGTTGGTCACTCGTGCTACTGCTAGTTCTCCTATTGCAGCAGCAACTTGTGCGGATCTGTCATCTTCCATGTATTCGCGCTTATAATGGGCAGCATCTTGTTTTTCCCAATTTTCCGTAAAGCGTCTGATACCTACATGAGATGCCCATTCATATTCCCACTTTTCTAATTCAATCAGTATCAAGACGATCTACTTTCACTGCGTTTATTCGTACTACTTGGTTGTCGTCATCCCATGCTACTCCATTAAGCGCATCTAATGTGAGTTTAACATAATTGTCTAGGTCACCTCTTAATGTTTTCGCTGAGTGGGGTGATGTGCTGACGTGAATGATTGTCTCTTCTGGTGTGTACATTAATGTTACTTCTACAGGTTCAGAGAATTTTTGTTCAACTTGTTCTGTCCATGCTTTTGCCACGTAGTCTTCTTCGTCGAGTGTGCTTTTAGGAGTGAAGACTTTTCCTCCTTTGGTGTGCCTTGGTCGTGCTTTAACTTTTGGTCTGCGTTCTACTATGGCTATGAATGATTCCATTATCTTACTTTTTTACAAGCGTTCCTTACTGTTTCTGCGAGGCGTTTGTCACCGTCTGGTCTGCTATTATATTTCCCTCCCCAGTCCATGTCTGCTTCTTTCAATTCTTTGTAGATAATATCTTCGGCGTATCCTTGTTTAGCCATCGCGCAAGCGAGGGCGAATAGTGTGCCTGATCTATCTCCTTCTGGTTTCTCTGGTTCTGGTCGTGGACCACCACGCCGTATGACACCCGACAGACCGTCCAGTTGACCTGTATAGGGGGTCTTCCTATAGGTGTACGCTGGGAGAGCCTCAGGAGGGCTGTATAAGGCTCTCACAGGCTCCCACTCAGTAGGTGTCACCCGTGTGGGTATTGCTTCTGCGAGGAATGTTCTGAGAGGAACCATAGAGAATGAATAATCAGTGTTATCCATCTCGTTGTACCCACCCTGTTTACGGTTATGTCCATAAGGTAAACGCACCCCATTACCCCAACCTCTGTCAGTTATCTCAGTTTGTTTAGGGTTAACTTCTTTAGTGGGTGCTTCAACTATTTCACATACAGCCATTAAACCTACTCTGACATCTACAGCAAACATGGGTTCTGTGAAGAACACCCATACGTGGAATCCTTTTGAACGTGACCGTTCAACCCAAGAAGTTACTCCTAGTTGTTTGAGAACTTCTCTCAAGTTTTTGGCGTGGATGTATGACTCTGCCATTCCTTCGTCAAAGTCAACGCATCCCCACCACACTTTGATTCCATCGTCTTGTGCGACCAGTGGGTACACACCGATGGCAGGAGAGTCCTTCAGGTGGTCTTCGACCACGATCAGGAAGTCTTTGCCGTCCGCTGGTATGTACCCACCGTCCGCTGTTTGCCAAGGACGAAAATCTCCGTCATCTTTTGCCACACGCCCACCACGAAACAGTAAAGCAAAGTCTCGTATCTGCTCGAATGTTATCTCATAAGGGTTACTGGTTTCCATCTGGAATCAGTTCCTCCCAATAAGGATGAATGTGACCGCACTCTGGATCTAAATAGTAGGTTTGATCTAGGAGTCTGGCTGTTCTCTTATTCTTACAGATATTCATATTGATACTGTTTGCGTGATATTTGGTTTCCCAGTCTGAAAGATCTGTTTGATCTTTCTTTCTGTAAACCTCTATCACAAAGATGGCTTCTTGTTCGCCGCCATATCTACCAGCGTGGATACCAGCGGCTTTACCTCGTTCACCGGCAGTACGACCTGCTTGATGAACAAGACCTACTGGTACTCGTTCTGTTTTAGCCCAACGTTTCAACGCCTGCGCTTTGGATGTTACTCCTGTTGCGTCTGCGTCCCCGCCGACCATCAGTTCAAGATAGTCGATCATACAAAAGGAAGGGTTTGCACCCCACCATTCTCTCGCTTCATCCATCGCTGCTGACATGGCTTCTAATGACATTGATTCATCTATGATTGCGACACGAGACAGTTCCCGTTCGGAGGCTAAACCTAACGCATCTAATACGTTTCTGTCTCCTGCTTTGATTGCTTCCTCCACATCTGTGGAAGAACGCCCTTGCAATAAGCAAAACAGTTTCATCGCTACCAATTCCCTTGGCTCATCCATTGAGAATATCACAACGTGAGCGTTAGAATCATTGACTAGATTTGTGACTATTGAATTGAGCAGAATCTGTGACTTCCCTGTATGGGAACGACCTACAACCAATAGCACTTCCCCTTTACCAACACCTCGTGTTGCCAAATCTATTTCAGGGAATCCTAGGTACCACCGTTCTGCTGGATTGCGGATAAAACCTATCAGGTTCTCCACTACCTTAGAGGTGGTAGCCCATCTACTTGGTTGCTTGTCGCTGTCCACCTCGCCGCCTTGAGCGACAGCGAGGCGTTCAGCCACTTCATCCTGCGAATGCAGGGTTGCCATACTAGGAACGAATCTCCGTACCTATGGCGCTCAATTCATTGGAGTCTTTACCAGTGAATGGGCATACAAACCAATCGGGGACAAGAGACTTGCCGTCCTTCTTGGTTAGCCAGATTCCTTTACCATCAGCCTTACGCTTATAGTCAGGTCCTGCCTTGTTGAAATTAGAATCTGGATCTAATTTCTTCTGCCAATTTGGGTCCCACCAGTTGGACTTATTGTCCATCAAGTCTCTCCAAATTTCTTCCAAGGTTCCTCCAGTGCCTTTCGGACTGTAGGAATTATTGCTGGTCGAAGCACTCGCCACGGGAGTACTTTTGGTAGTCGAAGGAAATTCCTTCTGTATCATACGCACCCCCTGTTCGGATAGTTCGTATCCGACACCAAGTGCCTCATAGTTGGCTATCTCCAAAGTCTCACCCCATTGGGCTATCTCTTTGGCTACTGCCTCTTTGTCGTCAGAGTCCACCGCTATCGTTATTGAACACGATGCCTCTGCTGGTTCATAGTTACCCGTTTGGATAACTTGTCTACGGAACACCGTTATGGTGTTCTCTGTTTTTTCTGCCATGGGTCTACCTCCCTTTCTATAGTTGGTTCCATGGATCTGGTCCCGCAAACCTTCCCCGACAGGTTGACCACGCTCCGCACCACTTAGGAGCGCAATGCCAACCAACCATGTTCAATGGCCAGACGGGAAGGTCTGCGGATATGAGTGTTCCAGCGGAGCGAGCAAGCGCAACCAAAGATGCCCACCCCGCCGGTCCTACGTTCACTGTAGTCCGATGCACCTTGCCTTTGACAAGGTGTACGAACTCAAAATCTAAAGGTTCTGACAGGTTGTTGTCCGACATAGCGGACACAGCCCAAGTGTATGCGGCTGCCTGCACTGACCATCGTTTCTTCTCCCATTCATCTGATGGTTTACGACCCGGATTTTTCCAGTCGACTATTGGACGTGGGAACTCTTGCACACAGTCGATGGTTCCCTGTAACCAGATTTCTGGTTTGTGATCAACCACGAGTGGTAGTTCAAAGTGTTGCTCAACTGCTATTGGTTTGATATCTTCTCTGACTTCATCCCACCATACTGCTGTGTTAAGTTCTACTATCTTCGCACACTCTTCTATCTTGTGGTTCCATCTAACTATTTCTTGTTCTTTTCTAGTTAACTCTTCTAATGATGCTTCTATGCTGTCCGTTTTGGATAACGGACTGCCTGTTTGCATTTGCTCTGTGAGGCATTGTTCGATGCCGTAGTGGACTGCGGTGCCTATCGCAGTGTTGGTGGACTCGGTGGATTCGGCGATGCCGAGCATGTCCTGTCTGGCTCGCTCTGGACACATCGCTAGGGTGCCGAGCCAAGATTGTCGGAGGATGATTCGATCTTCGGGCGGTTGCATTTTCAAATCCTACCACATGTATACATGGCATGGCGGGATACCCCTAGAGGGTATCCCGCATAGCATGAAAGTGACACAAGCCGAGGCATTAGCCATCGCCTTTGATAATTGTCAGGTCTGGTTTATTATCAGGTTCGGGTTCATCTGTTACGATTTCTCCTCCTAATGATTCAAATATCCATCCAATATGATTCATAAACTCGGTGTCTCTAGTCACCTTGTCGTGCATCATGTCTCCTACTGTTTTAAGTAGGTGTTGTAACACGGATATTATCCCTGTTATAGCATCAGCGACAGACCCTGCTTCTTTACCGTCAGGGTATACTGCTGATTCCAGTTCATTCAATCTATCTTCGATAGACTGTTCTTTCTTAGTTGCCATGTTATGTTCCTTCCATTTGTCGTATGGCTTTTATTTCTCCTAGTGTGTAGGTATCATATGGGTCTATGACCTTGGTGGAACGCTTGCGTCTTACGATAGCCTGCTTCCGTTCATACTCTAGGTTCGCTGTTGAACAAATATCACATCTACAACGGTGCCTTTTGTATGCTGATAGCCCATGTTTAAAACTATTCATCTTTAGATGTCCAGTCTTCTTTTAACCTATTAATATAATGTAACGCTTCTTCTTTATCGTTGAACAGTTCTCTGATCCTACCGTCTTGGAATACAATCCAGCGTGTCATTGAAAGTCCCGCACCCATCGGAATGGGTTTGCATTTTAGTTGCAAGTCAGTTCTCATCCTGTCTCCTAAAGGAGCAGTGCGAGAACGAGAAGGAGGGTAACCCGTCCCCGCACCACCGATTATGAGGCTTGGATAGCAAGGTCATTGCCAAGCGAACGAACTTGTATTCCTACTCCGTGTCTACGAGCGGCTGCATAAATATTTGCTTTCATGCTCTTAGGTGGACAATCAAAATCTTTGTCCCCTTCCAGTAGTCGAACTTTACCATCGAACCACATGCCCCATGGGTAACGTTCTTCCCTGCCACTTCGTTTAACGGATGGCATTTCATTTAATATTTTCAATTAACTCTCCTTTTGTCAGAAACTTTTCATACTTTCTGTTTTCATATATACTAACATCATCTACTGAACCTGCAATTCTTTCATTGAATGATTCAATAGCCTCATCTATTGTGTGGCAATAGTTACCCCACACACAATCAAATGCTTCACCATCATCAGAGTACATACTCCAACAAACATATGAGTGTATTCCTGCCATTGGTCTAGCGACAAGAACGCCACAAAAAGGACGCTCTCCTTCGTCACCATTTCTTACCAGCCACACTATCGGAGTGGCTCCGTTATTTAATTTAATCATTGTTAGTCCTCCCAACATGATCTACTCGGATACCAATGCGAGGCGTTTCCCCACTTTGGATGTGGTTGTTTGTAGTACAGCCAAGCAGCGACACCAACATTGGCTCGTGGTTCAACAGCCAACCAACCGCTGAACCCTGCTTTGTAACTTCTCTCCTCCCACCATTTCGGCAGGTGCTGGAACCATCCTGTGGCTCCGCTCTTAGGATTAATAGCCTCTGACCACTTATCATCTGGTTTAGCAGACGACTCGCAGAAAGCGATTCGTAACATCAAAGGCACATCTTCAGGTTCAAAGTATTCCCGCACCAGTTCACGCAACGAAGGAAGATGAGCAATGTACTCATGTTCCGGTATGTCACACGAACCGTATGCAGGACACTCCACTATAGGTTTAGAGGCAACGTGTTTAGCGTAGTCGGTTTCCTCCCACACCATCGTTGTTGAAGTAGGCACTGTGATAACAGGCACTTGAACTCGGCTAGTGGAAGTGACAGGGAAACACGCCCCTGCCACTCCCAAAACACCGACCAATAATAATTTAGTTATCATCTATACCATTCTTCTCCTTCGCATTCAATCTTAGATATCTCTACCTCCATGTAATCCCATTCTTTAGGCATACACCCTTCAGGTAGTTCTATCCATTCATCCCAATAGTCACACATATCATGTATAGAGACACCAGTGTCAAATGTTTGCTCAACATCGTATTCTATTGTTACTAGTATCGTTGCTGTTGCTTCTCTGTGATTTCTACTCATCATTGAGCCAGTATCAAACTCATTGCTTTGTTAGCCAAAGGTGTTTTACCTTCAAGAGCCTTCTGCAATGACTTAGCCTTATCACGTTTACGCCCAGCGTTAACAGTGTGCTGCTCGGCACCTTGAATAGCGTTCCAAGCAAGCCAACCATTACCTTCACCCCACTGTTCTTTCTCATCGAACCAGCGTCGCCTTATCGAGCCACGAGCCTCGTTGATAGAGTTTTCTTTGCGGGTAGACATGTCATCTTCAACAGGCAACAACTGGGTGACTAATTCAAAGAACTCTGAATCAATCATAGGTTGTTCCTTCAACATGAGAGCCTTACCTTGCCAAGCAAGCGCCTGTTCAGCAGCCTGCTTCACAATCGTGGCTTTCATCTCGAAGATTTCATCATGGTTCTTCGTGTGCCTAACCTTCAATAGTGCTTTACCCACTAATTGGTTTTGGCAGAAGAACCTGCGTTGCATATCGTACACACTAGTTGACCAAGAACCATCTAAGGAACTGATCCACACTAAATGGGATTGGATTCTATCTCCACCCCCAAGATCTATGGATTCCGAGAGTTCTTGCGTAACCGCAACCCTCTCACCGGCACCCCAGAGTGTACAGGACATAGTTGATGCAGGGAACATCATGTCTGCCATGTCGGCAAGCATCTGATATCCATCAACCTCAGGATATTTACCAGAGTGCAACCCGACTACCTGCCCAGTGTCCTCACGGACAACGAACTTGTATAAAGGTTCACCCTTGTAAACGCCGCTCTCAATCACAGGAATGTGAGCGTCTTCTCTTCGCAGACAGTAATGTTCTGCTGCTGGATAATGCACAGGGAACAAAGCCCCAGCCTCACCCATAGTTTCACGAGCATATTCCGGCTCGCTGTTTTCTATAACTGTCATACAGTCTCCTTTTCTGCTGACCATTTAGCAAGAGCAGAAGCAATGGCTTGTGCTTGTGAACCACGACCAATTTTATCGTCGTAATCCTCACCACGAGCCAGTCCACACTGACCTGCTACCCAATAATGAAAGTCCAAAGCATAAATGCCCGTGACCTTCTCTTGTGGAACACCATTCTTAAAAATGGTGGTCTTAGGACTGCTAGTATCTGACTCAAATTCCGTAGCCAAATGCTCGCAGTCGAACCCAGCATCTGTATAAAATGTTGGGTCCATAATGCTGTGACCGTCACCATCAATAACTTGGTTATTAATAGCGTCCATCACCTGTTGTTTGGTAATCATAGTTACCCTTTCTGTGAGGCGAACCTCACGTTGTTTATGCCATCGATGCACATGTTGCATTCAACACACGCACCGTGACCTGTTTTCTCCGTGTCCCAAACCACCATAGGCAACTTGCCTGTCAGTTCAGGACATCGGGGACCTTTACGCTCACCCTTAAACGAGCGAGCCAAACTCTCTGTCTGATCCCAAGTGTCAGCGCAGAACGCTAACTTGACATCACGAAACTCTTCCTTCACCTTGAACGCTTGCACAAGGTTCCCATCATCCACACTCAAATACAGAGTGAAGTTGTACAGGTAATGTGTCAGGTTGTGTATCACATTACGATCAAAGTTGCGGGTGTAAGCCCAGAACTTTACGTTAGTGAACTCCCATGCAAGGTTACGCATAGCCTTCGAGAAGTTCTCATTAGGTATGTCACCATCCCAGAACCATCTGAACACAGGCTCAACTTCACGATGATAACAATCATCAACAAAGTCAAAAAGCATCGGGCGTAACAGTTTCTGCAACTCCTCCCACGAGTCCTGATGCTCTAAGAACAACTCCCAGTTAGCGACCAGCATCTCACGGACAGCAGGGAAAACCTTTTCAAGTTTC